AATTCCTATAATAGCGGCAGTAGCCGCTAAAAGACCAGCAATTGCTACTGGATTTCCAAGTGCAGTTAGACCAGCACCAATCCCTTTAAGGATTCCACCAATAAATGCACCTATACTTTTTCCTGCTGCCTTACCCATAGTAGCAAGACCTTTTGCAGCTCCAGCTATTTTACCACCACCTTTTGGTACAGCACCACCTAATTTACTCACACCACCTTTTGGTACAGCACCACCTAATTTACTTGCGGCGCTTTTTCCCATGCCTGGTATGCCAATTTTGCCTAACAATTTACCAGCAAGGCCTAGTGTTTTACCAAATAATTTTGCGCCAAGTTTAAGACTTTTAAATAATAATTTTGGCCCAAATAATTTTGTAATTACAGCAAGTGCGGCCGCAATTCCTACGGCTATAGAAGTAATATCAAATTTTTTAAAATTTTCCCAACTTGGGTCTTTAGCAAATCTAGCAAGGTCGCCAAAAAATTTCATTAATTGGCGGCCCACAAATAAAGCAAATGGCTTTATAAAATCTCTATACAACATACCAATAAAGGGAATAATATCTCTTTTTATAACTTTTATCATTTTCCCAAAATAAGGACTATTTAAAAATGCAACACCAGCAAGAATTAAACCACCAAAGAGTCCTGCTTTAAGCATACCCATCAGGCCTTTCCCTGCTTTTTCTTTTGTATTCTTAAATCCATCGCCCAATGACTTACTAATTTTCCCCAACATTGTTAATTGTTTATCACCTTTAATTTTTTCTTTAGCACCATCTTCAGTAGCAGCAGCTCCACCTTTCTTATCATTTTTTGCAGCGTCCAATGCAATATTTTGCTGTCGAGTTTCCCATCCTCTTCTTGCTGATTCACTTCTTTCTAAATTTATGGCTTCAAGTGCTTTGTCAGACGCATCACGTTCTTCATCAGACATTGACTGTCTGATCTGTTGTTGTATCAGTTTGGATGTTTCTTTTTGTGCGGCAACTAGAGCTTTGAAATCTTCAGCCATTACTTGCTATCCTTCTTTCCACCAGAACCA